AAACTTGTTGAACTCCAAGATGCTTGGGATTTAGCTAATGGCTAAACGAAGAATTAATAAAGAGAAGCCATCTAAACTGCTTGATGTAAGACTGGTAATTCAGGTGGGAATGATACTGTTCGCCATTGTTGGTTTTTATTTTACGACTAAATCGAGATTAGATGTCATAGAAAACAATATGGAGAAGATACAGACTTCCCTGACGGATTCTAGACTGGTGAAGTTGGAAATGAGATTAGAGGAACTGGCGAAAGACCTGAAAAGAATTGAAATGAACCTTATGGGTTTGGAGGATTGGATTGAAGAAGATCTGATCGGTGACATAATACAACAGAAAGGATAGTTATGAGTGATCTCTGTGAGTGCGGTATTTTAAAATCAAAATGCACGCACCCTAATTGTTCTGATGCTGAAAAAGAGTTTGATTCAAACAGACTGGCTGAAGGCATTAAGATTCTAGCTGGTGTGTCATCTAAAAAATTACAAAAAGAAGAAGAACAAAAAGGAAATGATTAAAATGTTTTCACTGGCAATTCTGAATTTTCTTGAAGTGTACGGCAGCAAGGTGAGTCAATGGGCGTGGCACAAAAGATGGAATAGAGGCAATCAAAGAAAAAGGTATGATTAAGGTATGGTTTCTCCTAGCTTTAATATCCTTTCCGAACACTCCAGCCATTTCATACAAGGGTTTCGCAGGATACTTGACGCAGGGAGAATGCGAGGAAAAAAGAATAATAATTGAAAATGAAATTATTGATCTTGAAAAGCAGTCGGAAAGAGCTTTTTACTTAAAAACGTTCTGTCTGGAGATGGATGCTTTTGAAAGTCAGTTCATAAAGAAAAAGAAATTAAACAACACAAACACAGGAGCATAATGTCTAACTGGGAGAAGGATGTCGCAGAGTTGAAAACCGATGTACGATACATTAGAGAGGACATTTGCATTATGCAGAAGCAGATCAGGGATTTAAACTCCATTTCCAACAGAGGACTCGGAGGACTGAAGGTTACTTTATTCATAGGAGCAGTTTTGGGAGCAATCTATACTTTCTTTAGAATTATTGACTGAAGTTTGAAAAAAAACCCTCCAGGATGCACGAGAACGCATCTTAACGGTGAGGGCGGTACAATCAGACCTTAGTGAAAATAAAAGGATTGTATGAAACTAAATCAAAGGATTTTAATACTATCAGACACTCATTTTCCATTTCACAACAAAAATTACTGGAATTGGATTAAAAAAATAAAAGACCGGATAAAGCCTACTCGTGTGATCCACATTGGCGATCTGGTTGACAATGCGAGTATCCAGGTGGAACGACCTGCCGATCCGAATGTCGAAAGTCCGGTGTTTGAATTGGCGAGTGCCAAGAAGGAGATCCGTAAGTTGGAGAAACTTTTTCCCAAGATGGACATTCTTTTCGGCAACCACGATTTACGCATTATGCGGAGAGCTGAGAGATTCGGCATTCCCAGATCAATGCTCAAAGACCTGAACACCATCTATGAGATCAAGTCTGACTGGCGGTGGCACGACAAGCTGATCGTCAAGCTGCCTAACAGGACAAACGTGTTCTTCACGCATAATTTTAAATCAAACATTCTAGCCAGTTCAAAGGAACTCGGCTGTTCTTTCGTTTGCGGACACTGGCATACGATTTCATCCATTTCACTATGGTCAAATCCTTTAGCCTTGAATTTCGCAATGTGCGTTGGAAGCTCCATCAACCCTAAGGCGGCTTCAATGCGATACCAAAAGAACTTCATCAAAAGACCGATCATTTCCGTTGGAGCCGTCATTGATTCCGTTCCCCAGCTTTTTCCGATGCCCTTGTGATTGTTGAAGAATTAATCAAGGATCAGGAGGAGAAGGTCAGGGAATCACTTTTGAGTTGGGGATTTTCAAGTGAATGGACAGACCGTTCATTCAGGCAGATGAGAAAAAACAGGAACGGAGGATCAGTGGACTTTGAATCATTGAAGGATGAAATAAAGGAAAGCGAAGGATGCAGACACAAGGCGTACCAGTTGAAGTTCAACGGCTACCAGGAGCCTTTTTACACCATAGGCTTCGGACACAAGGTGCAGCCGAATGACAAGATCGACATAAACAAGATTTACTCTCACAAGGAGATTGAAAAGTGGTTCGAGCTTGATTTTTCAGTGGCGAGAAGGTCGGCAGATGACCTGCTCGGTGACTGCCATCCCGCAGCTAAAGAGGTTGGAATTGAATGCTGTTTTGTCTTGGGCAGAACCGGTTTCAGTAAGTTTAAAAAGACGATAAAATTTATTAAAGACGGTTCGCACAAAGAGGCATCTGAAGAGATCAAGGATTCCAAGTGGTATCAGCAGGTGCGTCACAGGGTTGAAGCACTCTCAAAAAAACTAAAGGAGATTTAATAATGAAGATTATCTTTTTAATATTATTCGCAACGCTGGTGGCGATTCAATTCGTCAATCTAGCCATTTACAGTCAACAGGTTGGGTATCTATGTTAGGAGTTTTAGGAGCTGTAGCTCCGTTGGTGAAAACCTTATTCAAGACAATCGACAAGACAATAGACAATAAGGCTGACGCTGAAAAGATTAAGCAATCCATTCAACAGCAACTGCTTTCAGGACAACTGAAAGAACTAGAGGCACAAGCATCAATCATAATAGCTGAATCCAAAGGAAGTTTTCTTCAAAGAAATTGGCGACCTCTGCTGATGCTTATATTTGCCGGATTAATTGTAGCACATTGGTTTGGTTTTACAGCACCGAACATCCCTGAGTCAGTCCAGAACTCACTTCTTAATATCGTGTTGGTCGGCTGTTCAGGATATATTTTAGGTCGCAGTGGCGAAAAAATAATGGACAAATATAAACAAAAATAGGAGGATTTATGGAAAAAATTTCAACTTGGTTTAACGGCTTGAATAAGAAATACAAGATTCTTGTCATCTTTGCCGTCATAGCCGTTGCATTGATTGCCCTTAACAAGATCGGCATACTTTAGAACAGCTTATGAGAAAATGTCCGCCAAAGATAAAAGTCGGATACAAGGAGATTGACATTCAATTCGTCAAGTCAGACTTCGCCAAGCAGACGGACTGTTACGGTGAGTATCATCACCGGTCAAACAAGATCGAGATACAGCAGGACTTGAATGACGCTGATTACGGCAATACACTTTTACACGAAATATTACACGCCATCACTTATGAGATGAGCTTGACGCAGGAAGGCAATGTCCTGGCGAAAGACTCGGATGAAGAGATTGTGGTCAATTCCATCACGAATGGATTAGCGGCAGTCATCAAGGACAACGCCTGGTTCTTAAAGATCCTGCAAGAGAACATTAAATAATTGAATTTCAGGGCATCAACGCCCATATAAGAATTACTGGTACGCCATAAAGGGTGCTGGTATTTAACTCGCTTAATAAGGAGTACATAATGAACAGAGCATTAAGCATATTTAATCAGTTGCGACCCGTGACTATAGGATTTGACAATGTTTTCGATCACTTTGAAAAAATGTTCGAGAATGAATGGTCAATCCCGACCTATCCACCTTACAACATCGTCAAGACTGGTGATCAGAAATTTGACATTGAATTGGCGTTGGCAGGTTACAACAAGAAGAGTATTCTTGTGGACTTTGCCGATGGACAGTTGAACATCAAGTCTGCGAAGGAGGAGAAGCAGGATGGAGTCATCCATCAGGGCATTTCAAAAAAATACTTTTCCAAGACGTTCACGATAGCGGATGACGTTGAGGTGAAAGGTGCGGAACTCAAAGATGGATTGTTGAAAATCTCATTGGAGAGAATTTTACCAGAGGGCAGAAAAGCCAGAACAATAGAAATTAAATAAGATTAAAAGGGGAGTGGAGAAATTCATTCCCCTCTTTTTTTATATAATCTCCTTATTTTAATAATTTTTTAAGTTCGTACTTTAACCCTGATAGGTCTGTTATAATATTTTTCTAGCACATATTTATCAACAAATCTTTTGTGCCTGGATACACATATCTCAACATATAATTTAACGGCATCATAAAAATTACCTTTATTTATATAGCTGTCGTTTAAATCTTCTTCATTTAACCATTGAATCATATTATTCTCCATTGTTAAGTTGTTCATTATTGAGCAACCTTATAATCATATTTATAAAAAATCTTTGCTTCATCAAATGAATAAAAATTATTACCATTTTTTGTATTGTTCCAAATTCTTTGTGTTGGTTGTTTAGGTTTATGAATATCAATTACCCAAATATTAGAATTAAATTTAAGAATATTAACAACAATATTTTTTCTATTAATTATTAATTTTTTCTTCATTATTTTACTAGACATTTTGTTTTGAAAGAAGTGGGCAGAATATGGGCAACCACTCTGTCCAACCCTGTCCACCTCTGTCTCAAAATTTCCCAATTTGTCTTGTTTTGTCTCATTATGGGAACTATTCTATAGAAGGTTCCCATTTAATACAAGAGTTATTTTACCCTAGAAATCAGCCATTTTCTTACATAATGGGCAACGACTGGGCGAAAAATTTATTATTTAAACAGGCAAGTCCGTCACCAGCTTGTTAATCTTATCCTTGTCGCTTTTTATGTAACCCAATGCAATCTTGGAGCTTTTCCAGCCAACGGAAGTCATAATCTCCTGGATGTTCGCACCTGAATCAGAAATCCAACTTGCGTGAGTGTGACGACAGGCGTGGCGATTCTTATACTTAATGTCGCACTGCTTCAACATTTCCCTCCATCTCATTTTCAATCCATTCGGACTCGTTGGTCTGTCCTTGTTCTGATCGTGCCATTCAAACAAATTCCCATCCCTGTAATTAATCTTCTTCAAGTATTCGTGAATCTTGTCGTGAATGGGTTTGGTTATCCATTCATTCGTTTTATGCAGCCTGATGTTAAATTCATTTTTTTCCAAATCAATCATCGGTCTGTCGTCATTCTCAGGATTGGTTCTCTTCCAGTTCATATAAAGAGCTTCACCGATCCTGACACCCGTATAGATTAAAAAAACGAACAGGAACACCACATCAAAATCATCACAATTTTTTTCAATTTTTCTTACTTCCTCTATCGTGAACTTTTCTTTTTTTCTCTGTCTGGCGTTTAAAACGGGGAACAGCTCGAAGGTGGGGTCTTTGCAATACCCTTGCTTGAATCCGTAATGAACCACCTTAGATATGACGCTGATGAAATTATTGGCGGTGCTGTACTTGCTTGACGCTTCGTGCTTGTCCTCGTACTCCAGCTTCTTGAAATCAGTTCCCTTCCACTTGTTTAAAACAGGATAAAACTCGTAAATGTATTTGAACACCAGGTCGTCATTGAACTCATCCAAGTAATGATGACCGATGACGTTTTCAACTTTCTTAAAAATTGACATCCTGTACGGTGCTGGGCAGTGCTTGGGATTGTCCTGCATTTTCTCAAGGCATTGACTCCAGGTCATATTATTTTCCTGCTCTATGCCTAAGAGTATCTCCCTCTCCCTCTCAGCACGGACTTTCTCGGCATCAATCTTTTTTATGCGACCTGTGGATTCCTTGATTGTTATTATTTTCCTGCCGACACGAACCGTTCCTCTGATGTAGTAGTACGGACTTTCTTCTCGCTTGAATGTTGTAAGCATAACTTTTTTATCTCCTCTATGTCAGTTCTGGTAAAAAACTGCTTTTTACCGAAGAAACGAGATAAACAAGTCTTATTGGGAAATTTAACATATAACTCATCCAGCCTCCTTTGTATAGTCTTAGGTGAACAGTTGAAGATTTCAGCCAGATCCTTTCGGTCATACACCTCCTTATTCATCAATAACATCCTCTTTTTCAGGCGTGTAAGCTCTTTTTCTCTCCACCGCATACATTTCCTCTGCCGTCATATTATAGGCAGGATTCTTCCTGCCCTCCGCAATCTCCTTCAATTCGCTATCCGAAGTCGTCTTATGGATAGGTTTTAAATTTATTGCAGATGATATGGCTGTGGAGATGTCTCCTCTATCACCTAATACAGTTTCAGTCTTTTCCTCCTCCTCCTTCCTGTGACCTTCATAAATTAAATTATAAAACTTGTCCGGCAGCAGCAGATCGTGGTCAATGGGATCGCTGTACACGATTCCCCACCAGGTATGAACCTTGTCGGAGGAAGTAATGGTTGTTTGCCATCTTCTAAAATGGTGGATGTTCTTTGGAGGACTTGTTCCTTTGGTCAGGTAGTGCAGCATTTGTGTGTTGTCCAGAATGCGAGGACTCTCACATCCCTCGAAATACAACTCCCAGAGCTTGTCAACCTGCAAATCATTTTCATTCAGACCGCCTTGATCCAATTGATTTATTTTAATTATTTTCTTACTCATTGAATTTTCCTTTGCTTAATATGTATTGATTAAATAGATTCTTATTGACGAGAAACGCCTTTTTAAAATCACTGTCTCCCTTGCCGATGAACTCCGCAAGTCGTAACTTGTTCAATATGACACACTCAAATATTCTTTTAGGCGTTGTCCATAAAAAATTAAATCCATCAAAGAACACCCAGTAGTCAGCTTTCGTGGAGAAGAGGGCGGATGGTTTCTCAAACATCTCAACTTCAATGACAATGTTTCCGGTTTCTTGACTTTTCTTATCTGATTTTACTTCCACGCTTTTATGTATTTCTGGAATCCAAATGTCATAACCAGGAAAGTATCCGTTAATGATCGTGGCGGCAGGATATTTAGGTTTGATTAAATCAAGCACCATTCCCTCAATTGATTTTCCTGCATCCAAATCTCTAACGAATGTCGTCACGGAGTCAAACTCCCAAGTTTCATTTCAGCTCTCGCAGTTGCATTGGCATCCGCCATCAGCTCTATTTTTGTGGTAATTCTATCCAGTTCCGAAAAGGCTACATCCATCAGCTCTTCAGCTTTTTCCAACTCAACGACAATTTCCTTTACTTCACTGTCAATTTTAGCCTTTGCTTTGGCATCCTCAACGCTGTGTTTTTCATTGCTTAAAAACCTGTAATGCAGGTATCTTCCCTTTTCCTTTTCATCCTTAATCCTCGTCAGCTTATTAAAAATTCTTTTAGCTGTTCTGTAATTTTTAATTGCTTCCATTTTAGATTCAGCGATCTTGTGAGGATCGTATTTGTTCAGGGTGTTATCCAAGTTCATTTTCTAATTTTCCTGTTATGCGTTTAAGGGTTTCAATTCGCACTCGCTTGTTAAATTCTTTGTCATCAGCTTTTGTGTGGCAGGGTCGGCAGAGTGCAGCCAAGTTCTCAATGTAATCCTTGCATTTAGATCCTCCCATTCCACGACCTTGAATATGATGAATATCAACCGCCTCATACCTGGCACACATAAAGCATTGGAACGATTGATAGATCGTCAGTTCATCATTCCAAAAATCAGCAAAGACTTTAGTGTGACCTTTCATTTACCTTCCTCTTCCCTTTCTTCTCATTTTCTGTCTTTTCCTGTTTCTCCTCTTCTTTGACCCAATCTTCCTCCTGCCTCTGTGTTTTTTTGGATACGCCATTTATTTTTTTTCATCTAAATTCCTGCCGATGATAAAAACCATAAAAGCTATGAAAATTAACACTGATAAAATGAGTGCGTTAAGAACGATGAGCAGCATACTTCTCCTTGATCCATTTCGCAGGGTAGTTATTCATTGATGATCTCATCTGCGTTGAAGGGTGATTTTTTTATGTGATGCAAGATGGTCGTGTGATTCCTGCCCAAGAACCTGCCTATCTCAGTGTAATTTTTGTTAGTTTTCCTGGCAGCCAGATGGATGAAATCCCTTCTCGCCATCACGATGTTGCCGTTTCTTTTCTGTGACTGGAAATCCTTGCTCTCAATGCAGTAATAATCACAGACCTTCCTTGCAATGTGGCGGAGCTTTCCAGGAATGAAATCAGTCGGAGGATCGTACTCCTCGACCAATTTCTTGACCTTCATTATTTCATCTTTCGTCAGTTGTTCTTCCATAAATCAATGGCGAGGATGAACCTCGCCACTCCCTTTAAAACGGTATGTCAACATCATCCTGCGGTTGCGGTGCAGGTGTTTGTTGTGGCGGCTGATACCCTCTTGGATCAGCTTGATAACCGGTTTGTTTCGTCTCGATCTTGTCAGGCAAAATTTCTTTGACATAGATGTAATCCTGTCCGATCTTGAACTTGAACATAACCGCATCGTTGTTATGCTTGTCACGGCTCATCCAGCCTTTCGCCCATATCCGCCTTTTCTGTTTCGACTGACCCGTCTGCTTGTCATTCCATCTTTCCAGAACGAACAAGTCGTGTGTCGGTCTTGACGGCTTCTGATTGTTATACATTTCTTTCCCTCCTTCCCTGCTCACAAAAAATCGCAACATTGCAGTAATTGGCACATCTCTTGGCTATTGAAGGTCTTTTCTCAACGGAAGTGCCTTCAATGTCCTTTGCGTGATCTTGGGCATCCTCACGATCATTAAAAAGTTTCAACGCCCTTTTTTTGCCTTTTCTCATCACTGCGAATTGAGGAGGATCTTTCCACATTTCCTTCTCAAAGCACTTAACTTGTATGTTATCGGTGTAAAATAGCTGCTCAGCCTGTTGATGAGCCTCCACCCTTGACCTGACGTACTCATCCTGCTTTTCATTCGACCAGAGGGGAATGGGGATCATTTTTATTTGAACAGGAGGATAGTCCTGATCCTGGTCATACCCATCCTTGCTGGATTCAAAATAGGCTTTCGATTTCTGCCAATCCCTCGCAAGTCCAATAATGCGTAAGGACTGGACATCATATCCGTTCTGCCTCACAAGCCACGCATAGCCGTTCAGTTGATCCTCCCATTCAGACTTGTACCCTCTGGGATTGTTCTTATTTTTGAACATCTGCCACACGGACACCGCCTTATAATCATATATTTTTATTTTTTTAATCATCACTTTCCACAATTTCAATCCTGTCTATGGCTCCAGAAACCTTCCATCCGTTGCATTCACCAAAAAACCTTTTCTCTAAAATTACATTGTCCTTTTTTTTCTCTGACTGCTGGAATAAAAGATGGACTGCGTTTCCAAACACCTTCCAGATGTCATCGGACACATCCTCCGTGATTTGATCCTTGTGTTCATCCCTCAGTATTCTTATCTTGGGTGAGTCCAGCAACTGCGTCATTGAAATGTGAGCATCGCCTCTCGAATATAAGGAGGTAAAATATGTAATTGCGGAGACGATGCTCTCCGGCAGTCCTTTTATGTTTGTCTTGACCACCATCTAAACAGGCAGCTCAATCAACATTATGACAGAATAAACCATAATGAATGCGATGCCTGAAACCAGTATTAGACCTAAGATAAATTCCTTGTTCATTTTACAAACTCATTTTTTTTCATCAATTCAATCAACTTCCATTTCCACATTGATCTCATATCTTCGTGGATGGCTTTTTTCCAAGCTCCTTTTAATGCTCGTACTCGATGCCAGAATTTTTTTTCATTAAGGGATTCTTCCTCCGGCTTGATTAAAATGAAATTTGTTTTTAAAACCATCCACATTTCCTTTAGTTTGCAGGGAGTCAGCTTACCCAACTCCCTGCACCCAAGTTACAGTATGCACGGACAGCAGGGAGAGCAAATCCCTACAGTCTTATTATGGATGTTTAATTATTTATTCTGATGTTGTCAAGATAATTAGTCACTTGTCAACTTATACGGACACTGACTCTTTTTTCAGGTTGGAATCCCTGAAATTCAGGGAGCAGATGATGGGATAAACGACCTCATAGCGGCAGTCCAATATTTCCCAGTCATTCACAATCATTCCTTTTTCCGTACTGACGTTGCCTTTCCAGCTTTGAAACTTGCACATTTTCTTCTTAGGATCAGTCCATTCAAGGATGATTCCCCAGAAGAACTGGTTGTGATCTCCGCAGTATAAGACGCATTCCTTGTGGAGCATCGCATCCCTTCCTTCCTTTGTCGCAAAATCCCTGTTTTGAATATTAACGATTTGAACTTCAGCATCCTTTATGTAATGAGGAGGATAATAAATTGCCCTCCAGTCAGGATTGATGTCAACCCTGTCCAGGAAATAAAGGTATTCCATCTTTCTATCAAAGGCTTTTTGTTTTAATTTCTTTTTTTTATTACTCCAATACAAAATGATCTCGCAGTGGCTCACCTTGTTGTTGATGATGTGATTGATGGACAATCTCTTATCAACCACCTGCAAGATTCTGACGTACTCCCTCATCTGGTCGTATTTAATGTCGTGCTTTCCTGAAAGGTGGTCGTGGATCGTCTGATGCGACATCGTTCCAAAACCTCCGTCTTTGACGCTTTTTGTAAGCTGAGCCAACGACCTGGTGTTATGATCCTGATCCTTGATGATCTTGTTCAGATTATCAAGATGTTCTTTTCCTTCAAGTAATTTCACTCTCATTGTTTTACTTTAATTTTCACTTTAGTCAATTATGCACTTAATTATTTATTATGCACTTATCTTTACACTTGTAAAATTAATTTGACAACGTAAAAATAATATTTATTTGTAAGGATATGCTAATAAGGTGCAACTTGTGTGATAAAACAAGGGAAGTGCCTGACAACCTGACAAAAAAGCAAATGAGAGTATTGAATTTCATCACTGAATTTAAGAAAAAAAACAGAATTATTCCTTCAGTCAGGGAGATTGTCAGGGGGTTGGACTATAAATCAACGAGCATCGTGGCGTTTCACCTGGATGCGTTGATCGCCAAGCAGTATCTCGCCAGAAAGCCTTATCATTCTCGTTCCCTCGTCATTTTGAAGGACTTATGTGCCTGAAGCACTTGGATCTATGTTCTGGTATCGGTGGATTTGCTCTGGGTTTGCAATCAACAGGCTGTTTCAAGACCATAGGATTTTGCGAGATAGATTCTTTTTGTCAAAAAGTTTTAAAGAAAAATTTTCCCGGTGTTCCCATTTACAACGACATCAAGGAGTTCAAGCCTAATGACGAAGGACTCCGACCGGACATCATCACAAGCGGATTTCCTTGCCAACCTTTCAGTGTCGCAGGAAAAAGAAAATCTGAGAAAGATGACCGAAATCTCTGGAAGGAAACTCTTAGGGTTATCCAAGAGTCCAGACCCGCTTTTTTTATTGGAGAAAACGTTAATGGAATCGTTAAACTCTATCTCGACACCATACTTGAGGACTTGGAGAGTGCAAACTACTCCACAAGGTGCTTTAATATTTCAGCTTCGAGCATCGGTGCTTCCCACCAAAGAAAAAGAATCTGGATTATTGCCAACTCCAACGCAGGACTCGGCATCGGAGAGAACAAAGAAATACAAACAAGGAGGAACACCATTGCCGATGGCAGTAAAAATGTTACCAACTCCGACAGTAGGTTGCGAGGAAGGCGGAGAACAATCGAACAGAGTGGAGAGAACGAAGTCAGGCGGATTTATTCTTCGGAAAAAGAACAAACCAGAAAAAACTTACGGAGCAAAACTGTCAGATGCGATGCTGTATCTGGAAAAACAGAAAATGTATCCGACTCCGACATCATCGGAACACAAGTACAGACTGAAGGGAAACACGCAGCAGAGCAAATGTTTGGAATCAATGGCGAGGAGAACTGGTGGCAGACTCAATCCGAACTTCGTGGAATACCTGATGGGATTTCCTACGGACTGGACAAGGATAGATCAAACAGGATCAAAGGACTCGGAAACGCAATCGTGCCGCAAATCCCATTCTACATCGGACAAGCCATAGGGAGGTTATATGAAATCAGCCAGTGACAACATTCCAGCTTTATACGTTTATGCAGAATCCTGGATAGCAGGAACGAGAGACTTGCATCCGCAGCAAAGAGGAATTTATTTCGACTTGATGGCTCACGCACAGTTATGCGGTTCAAAGGGTCTGCCTTACGATATCGTAACGCTTCAGAAGTTGGTTTTGTTGTGCGATCCTGACGACCTGGAGGACTGGGAAAGACAGAAAAAAGACCTCTATTATGTGCTGCAAAAGAAGTGGGAAGTGAGAAAAAACGAGCTGGGAGAGGATGCTTATTTCAACAACAGGCATTGGAAAGAGTACGAAATTGCTAGGAAAAAGAAGGATTCAGTAATTAAATCTAACGAGAAATATAATAAGAAAAGAAAACCAAATAACGATATCGTAAAAATATCGTCTGATAGTGATAGTGATATTGATATAAATATAAGTATTAATAAGAAGGCTAAATTATTTGAAACATTCTGGGAACTGAACAGGAACAAGATCCAGGTCGGAGACGCTAAGAAGGCTTGGGTTAAGCTCCCTGATGACTGGGTTCAAAAGCCTGAAGAGTTGGCAAGGCTCTACAACAACCACTTCACCGACAAAAAGGATTTTAGTAAGCATCCTTCTTCCTGGTTAAACGCTGAAGCGTACCTCGATCAAAAGCCTGATATGTCAGCTCCAGTTGGAACGGATCAAAGTCCGGCAAGGTTAAAGATGTTTCAAGAGGACAAGATTTCGCCATTTTTAAAAGGTTACGCAGTTAAATACGAGCAGGAAGTGAGGGAGGCTGTAAGTAAGAATGAATTAAGCAGGGAGAGGGCGGAAGAACTGGGCATCAATGTCTGACAACTTTTTATACATCATTGGAAACAGAGATCAAAACATATACAAGGTCGGCATTTCCAACAATCCTTTAAGCAGGATCAAGGGAATACAGACCGGCTGTCCTTTTCCCCTGACCATCATTAAGAAATACAACCTGAACAGCCATTCTTCAAACATTGAAAAAAAGATACACAATTTCTTGGAGCAGGACAAATCAGTTAAAAGTATGGTCGGTGAGTGGTTTTCCTGTGATGTGAGGATGATTGACAGTCTGGTTCAATCCGAAATGGTTGACATACAAAAGGAAGAAGCCGTTAAAAAACAAAAAGAAAAGGAACAAATAGAGGCGGAAAAAATTGCACTGACAAGGCAGAAGGAAGAGCTTGAACTGGCGATGATTCCCCTGTTTGAATTGCAGAAAAATTTAGATGAAAAATTCGCCATCCTGAGAAAAACTGAATCAGACATAATCAAGATGACGGAACATTTTAATGAATGCAGGAAGAAACTCAACAAACAACACAACAACAAGGAATTAAAGGAACATTACAGGGAAATTATAAATAAGTGTTTGATCAATATAAGGCACTTAATCTCGTCAACCAATAATCCTCTAGATTATGGATCATACTATGACAGGATTTTGAGCTTGTTTAATGTATTTTCAAAGAAAAAAATGGTTGGTTTAATTAAAAGAAGTTACAAGTCTGTGGAAACCAATGATAAAATAAAATTTGATGATGGCATTGTTCGTAACGCCAATTTTTTAGAAAAGAAATATCTTGATTTATCTAAATACGATCAATTCGCTTTAGTTTGTAAGACAAGAAAATACTTGAATTGGGATGTGGTGCATTTTGAAAAGGACAGTGAATATTATCTTATCGAAGAATTAAGGGTGTCATATGGATCGTGGGATAGGGATTTCCATATTTCTACAGATTCACTCTTTGGCAACCACGAAAACAAAGGCACATACAGCAAATTTTTAGAATATTTAAAAGAACATAAAGGAAGTTTGAGCATTTATTAAATGCCCAAAAGAAAAAAGAAAAAAACCATTCCAAACACCATTGATCTCGGCAGTCAGGAGCTTGTGAGAGGAGATGAGAACGGCACTCTCATCCGCAAGGTTGACGGAGAAAAGTTCAGGCTCGTTATGTACGGCAACGACAGGCACTTGGAGAAGGTCTGCAACTCAGTCCTGGACAACTATTATGCGAGAAGCCTTCTTGACATTGCCGACAGGGAGAGGAACAGCAGGAGGTACTGGGCGGGTTGCAGGTTTGAAAAGCTCTGCAACAGGGCTGGACTCGACTCCAAAGTCACGGCAAGACTGGAGGAATACATCGGTGGAACGAAGGAGGAGTTCATCCACCGCAACATTGACGCACACTCGGAGTTTCATTCCGTCATCAAGGAACTCGGAGCCTTCAGGCACAAGCCGGTCTGGGATATTCTTTGGAAGGTCATAGTAACAAACGAACCTGCGAGAAAAAGAATGGATGAGTTCAGGGAGGCTCTGGACAGGTTGATCCTGTATTACGATATGTGATTTATTTTCGTGTTCTATATTCATACCCATTAACAAACCAATTGCAATTTGCTATAAATATATACAATCACTAGAATTACGACAATTCACACAGCCATCTTTTATGATGGTTTTTTTATTTTATGGAACATCAACAGCTATGGATAGCTGTCATCGTTCAAGGGATCACTGATGCTTGTGGAAAGTTTCTCTGGTCGAATAAAAGAAACTCCCGATACCAGCAGGAGGCGAAGGAATGGATGGGCGGCAAGGACTTCAACCTGGTCTGCTCACTGGCAGGACTTCAGCCGAACCAGGTCACGGAGACTTATTCAGACATCAGCAACTACTCTCACGACCATTATCTCACAACAGAGGACATAAGGCGATTACTCAATGAAACTTTTAGCAGACGATCTATTTTGTAGTATGTTTATGATCGACAATCCTGAAACGAAACAGCCGGAGATCATCATCAGGTTCGCCAACTTCGACTCGGAGAAGGATGCCATCGCATTCGCACAGGCTTTCAAGAGCCAAAAGGGATACACTGACTTGATGCCTCCTGAAAAAGAAAAGGTGACGATACACTGATGACCGAACAACAGCTCACAACACCGCCCAAAAAGGGCAGACCGACCAAATACACCAAGACACTCGTAAGAGA